AAAAAATGGCAATCACATTACGAAATACTAAAGGGACGGCATTGACCCACGTCGAACTCGATGCCAACTTTACCACATTGCAGAACGCTGATCTTGATTCAGCGGCTGTCACTTCTATTGCACAAGCATTAGATAATGCTCAGTCAATATTAGACTCTGCAGCAGTTACAACAATTGCACAAGCTGCGCAAGGTAATATACATTTAAACACTTTGGCTGGTGATTCAGACATTGATTTTGGATCAAAGAAAATATTGTATTCAAATAACTATGATTCGATTGGCGCATTACCAAGTGCAGCAACTTATCACGGCATGTTTGCTCACGTGCACGGTGAAGCCAAGGCTTATTATGCTCATGGCGGAGCTTGGATAAAACTAGCTGATTACGATGATATAGGAACAGGAATTGATTCAGCTAAAACAATATCGCTTATTGATTCGAATTATGTTTCTGCTAGAATTGGTAGTGTAAGCGGACATACAGATATTAATATGTCTGGCATATCAAATAACCAGATTCTTAAATGGGATTCGGCTCAACAAATGTTTGTAGCAGCTGCTGACGTAAGTGGCGGCGGTGGAGGCGGAGGTCTGACCTATTCAGATTTCAGTGTTTCTACAAATGCTGCATCAGGATCACCTGCCCTATCATATAATAACGGTACTGGTGTATTCTCATATACTCCACCAGACATATCAAGTTTTATAACAGATTATAATGTAGTACAAAGTGACGTAACTCAACATCAGGCTGCATTATCAATCACGGAATCTCAAATTAGTGATTTTGGTACGTATATTGCTCAAGGTTCATCTCTAGATATGAATGGAGCTGAATTAATTATGGATGCTGACGGTGATACATCATTTCATGCAAATACCGACGACGAGATTGATATTCGAGTTAAAGGTTCAGACGTGGGTAAGTTTGATTCCGACGGTCTTATCATTAATTCTATTCGAACAAGTACTGCTGGAACACCAACATTAACATCCTCATCTAATATTAATATGTCAGTTGGTGGATCTGTTACTGTTTCTGGTGGTGGATTTAGAGTTGCATCTTTAACAGGTACTCAACGTAATGCTATGACAGCTGCTAACGGTGAGATCATTTATAATTCATCAACGAGTAAACTTCAGACGTATGAAAATAATGCTTGGACAGATGTAATATCAAGTGGTAGTACTCCTGGGGCAACATTTACATTGACATCTAGTGGATCCAGTAATTACGTTTTTGCGGCTGATAGTAGATTCTTTCCAACAGCTGCTAATGATCCAGTATTATATCTACGTCGTGGTGACACATATACTTTTGTAAATAACTCAGGTGGTTCACATCCATTCCAGATAAGACAAAGTAATGGCGGGTCAGCTTACAATACGGGTGTTACAAACAATGGAGCGAGTAGCGGTAATATCGTATTCACTGTTCCAATGTCTGCGCCTTCAACACTTTATTATCAGTGTACAGCACACTCAAGTATGGGTAACACAATCAATATCGTATAGGTAAACTATGTCAGAAAAAACATATATCATAGCAATGGAAAAGGGTCAACCTAAAGACCAGCTGAAAGATGAACTGACAGCTGAATCTGGTAATGATTATGTTCCAGCTCGAACAGTTGATGTTGTTGAGCCACGTAACGGTAGCACACGACATTTTGCTATGGCACTTACAGATGAAGAAGCAGTTACTCTGAGAGATGATCCTCGTGTCAATAGTGTTCATGAACCCATTGAGTGGGATGATGATATGTTAGACTTCGAAGTCAATCACAGAACTAGCTGGATTAGGAAAGATTTCAACACTACTCAAAACAATTGGGGGCTGTTAAGACATATAGAAACTACTAATCAGTGGCCTTCCAATGGCGCGGCTGATACAAGAAGTTCTGAATATTATACTGGTCACTTAGATGGTACAGGTGTTGACGTTGTAGTACATGAAGGTAACTCAGCAAGACCAACTCATGAACAATTTTATGATGCAAGTGGTGCTACAAGATATAATCAGCTTCAGTGGAATACATTGCCTAACATGAGTGGCGCTAGCACAATCAACTATTCTACTGCTGCAGGTAATCATGCTACTCATGTTCTTGGAACAATGGGCGGTTTAACTGTCGGTTGGGCTCCTGGTGCACAACTATATAGTTTACCAATTAGCTATATTGGTTCTTCATTATATTGGTTTGATGCTGTAAAAGAATTTCATTTAAATAAATCTGTTGATCCTCAAACAGGTCATAGAAGACCAACGGTTATGAATATGAGTTGGGGATATAAAACCTATTTGACTAATATTACCGGAATATATTTTAGAGGTTCTAATGTAGGAACTACACCCGGATCTTCTAATGCAATAATTGGTGATGCATCAGATAGAGTGAATTGTCCGATATATGGTTTTGAATCTGAAATAGATGAATTACATGAAGCAGGTATTATTATTACAAAGTCGGCTGGGAATCAATATCAAAAACTAGATATTGATGGTGGAACAGATTATAATAATTATATGACTCGATCAGTCGGTACTGGAAACATAAGCGCTGGGAATCCTTTATATTATAATAGAGGTTCAAGTAATCGAAGTACCGATACGATAGTTGTTGGGAATATGGACAGTGATTTATATTCTAGTAGTGAAGCTACAAATACATCAAGTGAAAAAGGACCAAGAGTAGATGTATGGGCAGCAGGAACAAATATTATTAGTGGTGGTAATAGTAGTGATACAACATATCTTAACTATACAGGAACAAGTATGGCAGCTCCTCAAGTAGCAGGAATGTGTGCTCTTCTAGTACAAATGAATCCGGGTATGAGTCCAGCACAAGTTAGACAGTGGGTTATAAATAATGCAAAGACTGGTCAATTGTATATTGGTGATACAAACAACAACACCTACTTTAGCAACAATAGAAATTTACAAGATGGTAATGATAGAGTAGCTTATTGGCCTTTTAGTGATCATAGGCCTATTAATCTCTCCGTCAATACAGAATATGTATCTTTTTAGATATAAATAGATTAAATATTTTAGAGGTTTACAATGACTCGTCAGAACATATCAACTGGCACATTTGCTAATGACGGAAGTGGTGATACACTTCGTCAAGCCGGGCAAAAGATTAATGAAAATTTTGTTGAGCTATATCAGAAACTTGGTGGAGATAGTAATTCTCTAACAGGTATAGTATCTGTTGCTAGTGGTGGTATTTCATTTGAAGGTACAACTGATGATGCTAATGAAACAGTTCTAAATGCTACAGATCCTACACAAGATAATACTATTAATTTACCAAATGCGTCAGGTAATGTTGTACTAGACTCAGCTACTCAAACTCTTACAAATAAAACACTTACAGGTCCAATAGTAAGCAGTATAAAAATTCAAGATAACGATGCTTCGCACACTTATAATTTTATAGCGGGTTCATTGACTGCGAATCATAACATTAATATACCAACATTAGCAGATAGTGATACGCTTACTTTAATTGCTGCCTCTCAAACATTAACAAATAAAACTCTTACAGCTCCTACAATGTCTCAACCAAAAGTCAGTGGTTATATAGCAGACGTTAATGGAGCTGAGCTTATTGGTATTACTGCAACAGGAAGTGCGGTTAATCACGTCGGTGTACAAAACGCAGCTACTACTACGAATCCTATTTTAAATGCAGTTGGAGATGATCCAAACATTAATTTAAATTTAGCCGGTAAAGGTACCGGATCAGTAGAAATAGAAAAAGGAGCGTATTCGGTAGGTGAAATTACATCTACTGGTGCTGCAGATACTTCTAAAGGATTTATTCTCGCAAATTCAGCGACTCCGATTACAATATCAGTAGCTGATGGTACGACTGTTGGAGAACATAAAATATTTACAAATAAGAATGCTGGTGCTGCTACTATCACTCCAGCCAATTTTGGACCAGGAACCAGTATAGCTTTAGATAACAATGAAGGTTGTCAGATGATATGGGATGGTGGAAATTGGCAGTTGATTGGTAACAACGGCGGAACAGTGAGCTAGGGAATCTAAAATGGTTGCAATTATTACAGATAGATTTAAGAAACAAATTCTAAATGATCTTTTTACGGATGTTAATGATTCATCTGACACATATTACATCGCTATTGGTAGATCACAAGATTGGAATGCTACAGATGTAGCTCCGATTCCTACTAATACTGCAAAAACTGAAAGAGACTTTCGAAATAATATGCAGGCAATGAAAAATGCTGAAGATGTTTCATATGTAATTCCTCGATATAACTGGTCATCAGGTACAATTTATTCTGGATATGATGATCACGTTCAAGGTTATCCAACTAATTCATACTTTGTTATGAATGATGAACTCGCTGTATTCATATGTTTACAACAAGGTCGTGATGCACAAGGAACTGCAGTTGCTTCTACTGTTAAACCTTCTGGATCATCGCTATTGCCATTTACAACTGCTGATGGTTATGTATGGAAATATATGTACGGTCAAACAGCTGTTCGTTCTACTAAATTTACTTCGGCTAACTATATTCCTGTACAATTTGTTGACTCTGCAGACGCAACTTCACCTGCATTAGAACAAGAACAAAAAACTATTCAAGATGCAGCTGTACCAGGCGAAGTAGTTGCAGTTAAATTAAATAATGGCGGAAGCGGATATACATCAGCTCCTAGTGTTGTATTTACGGGCAACGGAACAAAAGCTCCTCAGGCTACAGCAACCATTTATAATGGAGAAGTTGTAAAAGTCGAGATGAACGATTCGGGTAGCGGAAAGGCCTTTGGCGCTGGATATGACTATGCATCAGTTACTTTTTCTGGTGGTGGTGGATCTGGAGCACACGGTAGAGCTGTAATTTCTTCTAAAGGAATAGGTGGAGATGCAAGAGACGATTTAAGATCAAATGCTCTTATGTTTAATACCAAACTTCAAGGCGACGAAAATAATTCATTAATTACAAGTAACGATTTTAGGCAAGTTGGGCTTATTAAAAATCCGGTAGAAACTGATTCAGCATCACCTGGTAATTTATTTAATTCTTTGGCTGGTAATGTGTTAAATAAATTAAAGTTCGGCTCTATTGCACAAAGTTTTACTGAAGATAAAACTATTCAAGGATCTACGTCAACAGCACAAGCTTATGTAGATAAAGTCGATTCAAACTATGTTTGGTATCATCAATCTGATTCAACTGGCTTTCTTACTTTTACCGAAGGTGAAACAATTACTGAGACTGATGGTAACGGTGAAGGCATTCTTGACTCAGCTGCAAATGATCCAGATACAGACGCATTTACAAAATCTACTGTAAAACCTTTCTCTGGAACATTATTATATGTAGATAATAGGGCTGCGATTGAAAGAGATCCAAACCAAACCGAAGACATCAAAGTTATTATTCAGCTGTAAGGCAATTAAATGGCGAACAAATTTACAGATAAGATCTTTAGCGATACGTATAAAGACGACTATAGAGATAGCGACAACTATTATAGGATTTTATTTAATTCTGGTAGAGCTCTACAAGCACGTGAGCTTACTCAGATGCAAACTATTATTCAAAAAGAAATAGAACGCTTTGGAAGAAACATTTATAAAGAAGGTGCATCTGTAAATCCAGGCGGTCCTACTTTAAATACTCGATATGAATTTATAAAACTAGATACAAGTACGAATACTCTTCCGGCTGATCTATCAACAATTATCAATGACGAGTTTACTGGTCAGACATCCGGATTTAAATTTGTTATTTTAGAAGCGGTTGCAGCAACAGGCACAGATCCTGCTACTCTTTATATTCGTTATACAGATACTCTCAATGCTACAACAAATTTTAATACATCGCAAAAAGTAACTGCTGGTGAAGACATAGTCGGAGCCGTATCAAATATAACTCTTACTGTTCAAACTACAAATACTACCACTAATCCTGCGGCAGGGTTTGGTTCACGTATTTCTATAGATCGTGGAGATTTCTTTACTCAAGGCCATTTTGTATTTGCTGAAAAGCAATCAAAGATTATTAGTAAATATACTTCTTTGCCTACTGCGACTGTTGGATTTAAGATTCAACAAGATATCGTATCTTCTACGGATGCTGAAGCTTTATATGATAATCAAGGAGCAACACCTAATACTTCAGCTCCAGGCGCTGATCGTTATAGAATTCGTTTAATATTAGCAACGCAAGATGAAATAGACTCTGATGAAAACTTTGTCTATTTCTGTAGAGTTATTAATGGTAATATTTTTGACGTTGTAACTGGAAATAATCAGTTTAAATCTATTGAAGATCGTATGGCTCAAAGAACAAATGAAATTAATGGTAATTTTAATATTAGTCCATTTTTACTTCAATATGAAGAAGATTCTGATGCTAACTTTTTAAAAGCTGTAGTTACTCCAGGCCTTGCATATGTCAATGGCTATAGAGCTGAGAAAGAATATCCAACAAGAATTCGTGTTCCAAGAGCACAAGATACAATTTCATTAGAAAACCAGGTAGTAGCAGCTAATTACGGTAACTATGTAGTTGTTTCTACTATGACAGGTGTTCCAGACATTAATGTATTTGAGATTCGTAACTTAAGATCTGCAGTAGGTCATGGTGGATCTACTATAGGTACTTGTCGTGTAAGATATGTTGAAGAAGACGGCGGTAATTTTAAACTGTATCTTTTTGACGTTGTTATGAATGCAGGTCAAAAGTTTTCTGATGTACGTTCTATTGGTACTTCTGCTAGTGATTATGCCAATGTATTATTAGAAAATAATGAAGCTGTACTGAATGATATTGGTAATAATAATCTTCTTTTTGGTTTATCGTTCTCTAGACCAAAAGCATTGTCAGATATTTCTCTTGAAGTACAACGTAAGTTTGCTGCTTCTTTTGACGCTTCAGGTCAGGCAACTCTTACATTAACTGCGACAGGTGAAACATTTGCAAACACGGCAGATTGGATTGTATCTGTTGATTCAAGCGGCGCTATTATCAGTCCCAATGTTTCAATATCAGGTGCCGGCACGCAAGCTGCAACTCTTTCTAATGGTCCTACAAGTACAAACGTTGAAGTTATCGTAAAGGTTAATAAATCAAGCGGCTCTGTACGAACTAAAACGTTGCTTGAAACTACTGTTACTGGCGTTGTAGAATCTGATGGTGCTGGACTTAAATTTATGGAGTTAGAAAAACCAGACTTATTTAAATTAGATAGACTACGTGATTCAGATTCTGATGGAGCTGATAGACTTGGAGATTTTATTGTTGATAATGGTCAACGTGATAACTGGTATTCTCCAGCTCGAGTAATTCTAAAAGGTAATAAAACTGCTCCATCCGGCAATTTATTTGCACGATTTAGATATTTCCAGCATGGTGCATCTGGTGACTTCTTTGCAACTAATTCGTATACCGGTCAGGTAGCATATGGTGATATTCCATCGCATAGATTAAATGATGGAAGAAAAATTGAACTAAGAGATGTATTAGATTTTAGACCACGTAAAACAGACAAAGACTCTGACTTTACTGGTGGTACGGCTCGTATCAACGAACTACCAACAAATACAGATCTTATAACTACAGACGCAGAATTTTATCTGCCACGATTTGATCGTTTAGTTATAGATCAAGATGCTAACTTAATAGTATCACAAGGTCGGTCTGATTTGCAGCCACAATATCCGGATGTAGCTTCAAATCAATTATTATTATATGATATTAATATGGCTCCGTTTACAATTAGTGATTCTGATATTGGGGCAATACCTATTGATAATAAAAGCTTTACAATGTCTGATATTTCTTCTATTGAGAAGAAAGTAGATAATCTTTTTGAACTAACTACTTTGTCTTTATTAGAAAATGGATTATCTAATTTTTCAGTATTTGACTCAACAGGTAATGATAGAACAAAAGCTGGATTTTTGGTTGACAACTTTCAAGATCAACTTGCAACCGGATTTGATAACTTAGAATACAGAGCGTCTATAGATCCTCAGGCACAAATACTCAGACCTTCTTTTACAGAAGAAAATATTAAACTAATTTATGATTCAGATCTTTCTACGAATACTATTATAAAAGGTGATAACGTATATGCAAAATATGTAGAAGCTGATTATATAGATCAGCCTCAAGTTTCTGGTATTATGAATATAAATCCATTTAATGTTATTACGAATATGGGTCAAGTTACACTTTCTCCGGCATCAGATGATTGGAGAGAAACAAGACGAATTGCAGATAATATAATTAGCGGTGGTACAGAAACCAGAATTAGTGGTAGCCAAGCACAATTATTTAATAACTCACAATGGAACTGGGGCGGAACACAGGTAGGAGATACAAGAACACAAGGTCTTGGTTCTTCTTCATCAACAGGAAGTGTAACAACTTCTAGTACAAATAATGGTGCCTCAGGAAACTGGAGATCTGCCACAACAACTGACACAACAAGTCAGGTTACTACAGTTACAACAAGAACGGCTGTTGCTCGAGTTGCTTCTTTCTCAACTATACGTACCGTAGTCGGTGATCGTGTGGTTGATGTTGCAATGATTCCATTTATGAGATCGCGCCGTGTAAGTTTTAGAGCTGAAGGACTAAAGCCAAATCATAGGTTCTTCCCATTCTTTGATGGCGTAGATGTAAGTAACTGGACACGATCCGGAACTTTTACACGCATTGCTACTACCGATAACGAAGTTGGTAATAGATATGACAGAAATTCTGGACACCCAGATGGCGGTGGTACATCACTATTTTCTGATGCAGAAGGTAAAGTTGAAGGTGAATTTTTTATTGCAAATACTGATACACTAAGATTTCGTACTGGTATAAGAGAATTTAAATTACTAGACATCACAGCTGATAACGAAGAAGATGCTACTTCAATAGGTGTTACTACTTATGCTGCTCAGGGTGTCATTGATATATTCCAACGTACTGTAAGATCTACGAGAATTAGAAACGTAATAACTAGTGCACAAACTTCATCTTCGTCTTCTATTTCTGGGCGTAGCTCAACAACATCTACAACTGCTTGGAACGTTGTGACAGGCGAGCGTCGTGTTGACGGAGTTACAGTAACACCACCACGTACAGTAAGACAATCTGATCCTCTTGCACAGACATTTTTTGTATCAGATCAGGATGGTGTGTTTATTACAAGTGTTGATATTTACTTTAATTCTAAAGATGCTACAATACCTGCTCAGTTACAATTACGTCCAACAGTAAATGGCGTACCAGCATCTGACGAAATTATGCCAGGTTCAGTTGTATTTAAATCTCCGGCAAATATTAATGTGTCTGCTGATGCAACAGTCGCTACAACATTTACATTTGAGGAACCAGTATTCTTAATGCCTTATGAAGAATATGCGGTTGTATTATTGGCAGAATGTGATAGCTATAATGTTTATATTGCAGAAACAGAACAGTTTATATTAAACTCTACTGAGAAACGTATTACATCTCAGCCGGCTATGGG